TTCTTCTTTTGATAATTTTTCATAGTTTGAGAATCTATTAGACTCCTCTGTTATGAATGCTAATAAGCTCTGATAAACAGGCTTTTTTTCGACCTCAAGCTCATCTTCATCTGAGCCTTCATCTGAACCTTCATCTTCATCTAGATCTTCATCTAGATCTTCAATTTCAAGGGCTTGAGAATATTCTCGATCCGCTATTAATGCCTCGATAGCAGCTTTCTTCGTGTACTTAACGCCTTCAATTTCCCAACCAAGCAATTGTAGCTGCGCTACAACGCGAGCGTTGCAGAGCATTTGTTCGGAAGAAGGCATCTTGTAATCAAGCCCTTGAGGGTCTTTTTTGGTTGAATGCTTCTTTTGTACAATTCTAACGCTTGCTTCTATCGCTTTCGTTAATTCAAGAGGATCAGGTGAGCCAATTAAAAACCGACCACTAGGGTGATCAACCCATACGCCTTTCTTCTTCTTGTCTTCGTCAACTTTAAAAATATTAAATTCTTGCATTTTCATTCACTCTATAAAAATAACTCCTCAATGAAAGCAGCCACCAAGTCAGAGGAGAGATGACAAACGCCTATCGGCGCGGTGACTGCTTATTCGGTACTAGGTTTTAGTTACTTGTAACGCATACGATCCTTCGACCTGAAAAGCGGCCATAGAAAGCTCTAATGTCACAACTTCACCAGAAGGAACGGTGGTTGGGTCAGGAAATTCGACCTGAACGTTAGGGATTACATGGGCGTAACTTGTGGACCCGTCGCTAAGATCAAACGAGAAAGGGAGGCCGGTCGATGCATCTTTGTCGGCAAAGAATCTCCAGCTGTCATCGGTAGTCACAACCGTTAAGGTGCCGGTCAGAATGAAATTACCAAGATCAAAAGCAACGCCGTCTATAGTGCCTGCGCAATAGCGAGGTGTTGCAGTATTGACTAGAGACAAACTGCCCTCTTGAACGCAAAGACTGGTTAGCCCCGCGAGCGATAAGTTAGACAGGTCAAGAACTGTAAGGGCTCGATTGGATGTCTCGGCGACAATAGCTCCTGTGCCTATCGCAGAAACTACGGCGTCACTCTTTTGAGTTAAGGCTGTAAAAGTTGGTGACAATGTGACCTGCTCGCGCACATTTGAGAAAACTAAATCTAACTGAGTGACTATCGCGCCAGTATAATTTAGATATTTAGTGGTTAGGTCTCCAAAATTACGCTGGACGCTGTAAGATTGCAGTGCTACGCCGTTCTCTAAAACGCCAACCGTAAACACGCCGCGCATGACAGACTCATAATAAGGGTCGACTTGATCGGCCTTGAATTCGAATGCAGGGTATTGGCCTGCAATGTCAAAACCAACAACTGACCCCGCTGAAACTCCTAAGTCCTGACGCACACGACTTGACTCAACCTTAACTGGTGTGGAGCTTAGCCCGCCCGAGCCTGTGATAGGGATTGAAAACCAGTCTGGTGAGTTGACCGGAGTGACGCCCAATGTCACCTCTTTCACGGCGATTTCTTGAATGCTCATATAATTTTTACCTATAAAAGCCGCTTAATTGCGACCTGTTGATTGTGTTGTGTAAGAGAATGGAATTGATGCTCGGTTATGAAACCAGTTGGCTTTCGGCTCTGGTGGCGATATAAAGCCCTCACTAAATTCTATATCACTTACTAAATTATTTACAAAAATCTCTCTATGCTTCTCTGCTAGGCCGTAACCAACCCCAGCGCCTTGATCACGGGGCACATAGATATACAACTGAGCTACCCCTGACTGCCTGTAGGTGATCACATTGTTGCACGTGCTTTCGCGCCTCGTGCCACCAAATATGACTTGAAAGTGAACCCATGCGCTATCGGTGGGCTCGGTGAATTTATCGCCAGCGTTATCGTATAGCACGGGGCCGTCAGCAATCAGCCAATTGGCTTGGAAGTATATCTCTATTGCTGAATGAGCTTGAGGTAATGTTATCATCTTAGGTTTCCTAGGTCGGCAACAACGATGTCAATAAGTCCGTCTGGCGCTTGCTTTGAATGCCCGTCATCAAGCCTTGGCCCATACGGCATCGGGTTCGAAATGATCCACTTTTCGCCATCTTCATCTATTTGCCAAGACTTCCTGAAAGTTCCCCCTACATAACCAGGTTCGGCGGCTTTTGGGTTTTCCCATAGAGACGGGTTGCCAACTGGTGATATCTCCTGTAATCGAGTGAATGCAAAAAAAGCGGTGTCTCTAATCTCATCTTTAATTGTTTTTTCTATTTCACTCAATAGGCTGGCAGGTGATTTATCCCAAGTCATTAGCCGCCACTTCTAAGCTGAATCTCAATTAGAACGTCTTGCTGAACTGGCTTCAGAGTGATTATTCTATAATCCAAACCCTCGACCTCAACCACTTGTTGAAGGATTAGGGTCTGAGTAAATGTATCTGGGTCGACATAAAATCTTCGATCACCTTGCCTAACTTTATCTCCGTCAATATTTCGAATCTCATACACAGCCTCTACACCGAGTATCGAAGCTTCATCTGGAGGAATGTTTGCGGTCGGGTTGCTTGGATCATAGGATACGTTATTGCTCGTCTTAACCTTGAGTTCAATCCACATTGAGCTCGTTAGTTTAAACGCCTTCTTAACAGCGGCCTTCGCCTTAGTCCTTACGCTCACTGAAGAACCAATGTGAGCGAGCCTTCACCGTCGTCTAAAAATTCACGAATCAGGTTCTTTATTCCAAGAGGTAGAGAGCTAATCGAGCCGATTGCAGCGACTTCTTGCTTGATTTGAATTACAGCAACCTTGATCTCGGTTGTCATGTCCGCAACACCGAAGGCGTCCTGATTTTCAGCCATGTAAAGCGCAAGCCCACACGTTGCAATCTTGATTCTTTCGGGGATTACGGCAGAGCCGAGCCTTGGAAACTGCAAAGCTTGTGTGTCTGTCGCAACGGTTCCTTTGTAGCCGAGCGTATCAAGGTAAAGGGTGCCACTCACCAAGGCTTCATTCTTAACTGTCAGAGCAGCCCATCTAACGGCGCTCAGAGTCGAAAGAAAGTAAGCGTCAGCATAAGCAAGATCGACGAAGCTATTGCTGCTAGCCCCGCCAATGGTTGCGTCAATCACTGGTAGAACTCACAGCAGCCTTTGGCGTGATCAGCTTCTTTTCTTTTGCTGCTGAGAAGTCGCCAAGATCGATAACCTCAAAATCACCAGTAGGCGCTTTGACACCATGCCCGATGACGACAGTTTTAAATTCAGATAGATCGTCAGACGCTAGCACTAAGGAGCCTTTCGCCTCCCTTATGGCCTGAGCTTGAGCAGCCGTTAATGCGCCACCAAAGATAAACGCTGTTTTCATTATTCAGCACCTTGGTCAGCCTTCGGCTTCTTAGCCTCTTGCTTTTTGGTTTTAGTCTTAGCCTTCGGCTTCTCAGGCTCTTGCTTTAATTCGTCAGCTTCGCGTCTCGCTCGCTGGAATCCGGTTGCACTCATATTCATACCTCTTTGCTTGAAGTGGGCGGGGGTTGCCCCCCGTCCACGGATTCAACTTCTATACAGTAACCAGCAACTCAGCCAGTCGAACGTTCTTACGCTCATAAACTCGGGTCCAATTGACCGCCAATGCTAATTCAGCATTTGATGGCGTCTCGCCAGCAACCGTGGTGCTATTGAATTTAACGCCGCGAGGATGTAAAACGAAGTGATTACGATTAATAAGCAAGTCTTCACCGGCTAGTGAGTCTCTATCGGTTTCGGTTGGCACTGGAGCGCCGCCAAAACCCAAGCCAATCGCGCCCGCGCCGAATGCGTAACATGTGGCAATTCCGCCAGCGAATGGACAGCCGTCATCGACAATAATTGCCCGACCATCAATTGACGGCAAAGCCAGCGTGTCACCGGTTCGCTGCACATCATCGAGCGCCTTAAGCTTCTTTAATGCTCGATAGACGTTTGACGGCATGGCGATGGCTGTAATACCGCCCTCAGCGTCACCCATGGTTCCCAACACGTCAATAATCGCATCAACAGTAATGTTGCCAACACCTTCGTCTTGAATCATGTCACCAGCGTTATTTGCTAGGTTGTCCGCGAAGACGCCACCTAATGATGAAATGATAACGCGTTGCATATCGCGAGCCCAGAACTCAGCAACTAAATCGCCGATAACGCCGGAGGGGTCGTCACCTGAGAGGGCAGTGGCTAGATCATTTACACCCCATGCTTTGCCGCGCATATGAAGCGCTGCCAAGTCTCGGCTAGATGTGATCTTTTCTGGAACCAAGGCGGCGGAGTCAGATAAAAGGTCTGATTCACCGGTTAGATCCTTCCAGAAGGGCATGTTGATTAGTTTGCCGCCAGCCGTGGCTAGTGCGTCAAGCTGGGGGTCATTGGAGATGATGCCGCCCAGATAAAGTGCTGTTAATTCAGCAGTACGCTCGACAACATAAGGGTTAAAAACCTCGGGTTGGATAACGTCTGCAATTTTGGTTGTAGCCATTTTTTAAATTCCTAATTATATTAAATTGAAAACGCTAAGCCTCTGGCTTATGCGCGTACTGCTGTCGCAAGTCTCTAACGAGCGCCAGCTTCATTTTTGAACTGGGCCGCTAATGCTGGATTTTCCGTCATTAATCGCCCCTGTTCGGTTAAATTTCTTGTTTCTTTTTTCCACGGGTTGGCACCGACAGCGACGCCCGATTTTGTGGTTATTGATCCGCTTCCCATTATCCGAGTCGCCTTAAATGCAGGCTGATACTCTTCGATAGTCTTTAGGTGCTTAACAACATCAGATACAGTGCCTGGCTTTCCATCCTCTGAGAACATCGGCTTGCCGCTTGAGTCGAGAGCCACAATAACCAACTCACCGTCAACCTCTTCTGTCTTCAAGCGAGCTTTAATTGCGGGCATCAATAGGGTTGCGCTGCCTTCTTCTTTTTCGAGCGATGCGCGTATCTCTGAATCCATACTCTTTTCGTAGAACTTGTCTCGGTAATTGTCCGACTTGCTTTGTGATGCTTCCAGTTCGCCCTTATGCTTTACTGAATTAGCAGCCATCAGCTCCTCATATTGGCCTTTATCTTCAGCCTTTTTTTGTACTGCGGCTTCCTGTTGGCCCTTTAGGGCTTTGTACTCTTCAAGATCAACACCCTCAAAGCCCCCTAATCGAGTTTCTGCCGTCCGTCGCTGCTCGCGCTCGGCCTTGGTCTCGCCTAGTAATTGTTTGTTCTTTTGCTCAAGCCCCAATGTTGCCTCTGCTACTGCCAATCTAGTTGCTTCTTGGATTGCTGTTTGCACCTCTGGCGCATTCATATCGATTTCTGACATTTATTAATCCCTCTAGGATCGTCTTTTGCCCTCTGGGCATAAAAAGCCAACACGCTGCGTATTGACTATGGAAAAGACCGCTATTGATTAGCGGTCAGTAAAAATCTATTCGCCAACGGCCTTCAAATATTGATCTGGAAACTTTGCCCTAAGCTCAGCGTCTAGCAATATTCTATCTTTTACAAATAAGTCTTTAGCCGTTAAATCCGAATCTCTTATCAGTGTTGCCTTATTCCGGCCTAATCGCTTTGACTGTCGCGCAAATGACTGGCGATCAATCCATGTAATTAGATTAATGTCTTGTGATATCTGCCCATCCATCGAAGCACGTGTTCTGTTTGGTACGTTAAACTTCTGATTTGCGGCCGATTTAAGCTGATCAACGTAAAGACTGCGCTCGTTAAAATGAAACGGCAGCTTAGGCTCTTTTCCTATTTCGTATACTCGTCCATCTCTAAACATGCATATATCGGTAGTGTTTAAATCTACCGTAGCGACTAACTTTGTACCACTAAAAGCGTCTTTGTTCGCTTCTCTAAATCGCTCAGCAGTCACGGCCTGAAAGTGTGCTACAGCAGTGTTTACAGCTGATCTACTAAAATTGACCTGCTTCTTGCCTATAACCTTTCTAACTCTAGCAAATATTTGGCTTTGGGTTTCTCGCTCCACGTAACCGAGTCTTAATTGCTGATCTATTTGACTGGCTAAAGTTTTCGGTAAATCGCTGAAATGCTTCTTTAAAAGCTTGCCTTGATATGGTCTAGCGTATGCCGCCGCATAAACAACATCTTTACTCGGCGTCGAGGACCATATTGTGCCAACAACGCCGTTATGAATATTGGTTAGCTCTGAAAGCTGGTCTGCAACAAAAGCACTTAGGTCGCCAGTAAATTCTTCGCCTATCTTGCTATAAAGATCGGTCAGCACAGCGCTTATGCGAGCGCTGAGGGCGCTTAATCTTGCCGCCCTATACTCGGTTAAGCCTTCGCCCGATATCTGGCTAAGGATGTCTCTGTTAGCTGCTCGTAAAAGCTTAATAAACTTATTTGATATTGCTTTCTTTTTCTTCTCTATAGATAAGGCGTTATCAATTAGCTCATCAGAAAGTTTGTCGTTTATGTTCATTCAAGAACAACGGTATTTGACTCTTCTTGTTTCAGCCTAGCCATTTCCGCCTCTATGTTGAAATCATCATCATAAAAGGCTATGCGCTTAAGTTCGGTTAAGAAAACCAGTCTTGACATATCACCAGCCGCCCTTATTTCTCTAGCTTCCTTTACTCGGTCCTCGATGTTGACTATTGCCTGATATTCATCGTTTACCGTGAGCTGAGGCGAGTCGATTGATTCGCCGGCAATTTGATACATGACGGACGCCGACTTAATAAAGGCAGTTTGTAGCGATTGAGCCCACTTCTGAAGCACCGAGTTTGCCTTACTGCTCTCTATGTTGGCCACCGTAGCCAATTGAGTGCCGGTCGCCTTCTTGAGCTGAGGATCTAACGCTAGTAGCGCCATTTGCTCCTCGGTTTTCTCTAAGTCGCGCTCACCGTGCCCAATCGACGCGCCCTTACACTCCACCCATTCGGCGCGGCCTTCTTTCTCTGTGCTGAACACGCCATTAGATACGCCGTGCTTTGCGTATTTCGCAGCTTCTTCCGCAGCTAGGCCAAAAGCGCTAAATCGAGGTACGCGAGCAACATTTAAGATGTTGCGCTGATAGCTGCTAGACTGCCAGTGTTGTAAATTAAGGTGAGCTAGGGTAGTGAAGTAGGTCTCGGCCTGCATGAATCCAGTTCTATTTGTGTAGAAAGGGATTAGCGGTATTTCATCAACTGCAAAGCCCCCGCTTGATTCGGGAACTTCTTCGCCATCATTAAGTCTTATTATCTCCCAAGAGCACCCGCTAGTGAATACTTTTAGTCCTTCGTCATCAAAGCTAAAGTTTTTAAATATCTTTCGAATCTTTACAACTATTGTTTGATTGTAGTGTTCGTCAGTTACTACATGGGCCTCTTTAATTCTGACCTCAGTCAAAGTTAGTACATTCTTTACTCGCTCAGTTTTCCAACCAATTACCTGGTCCGCTGTGACATGAGTTAAATACGGTCGCTCGTTGTTCTTTCTTTGCTCGGCAAGATTATCGGAGCCTTCAGTGCTTGGCGCATCTACTAGAATATAAGTAACGCCATGCCTAACGCCTGCCTCGAATACGCACATAGAGAAATCATCGATATTGCTGCCAGCGAAATCAATATCACTCCACCAGTCGGCCTTAGCCTTAACGTTCTCACCGATTATGATCGGCTTCTGAAATACCTTGCCCGATAAGCCTTTTATTGCTTGAGAAAAGTAATTGACTAAAGTTGTCTCGTTTAATCGAGTCTTATACGCCTGATTAGTTTTGTCGGTGCTTTCTTCAAATTCACCTTTGCGAGCAGGCAGGTACTTTGTTCCCGCCGCCCTCATTGCTGGGGTGTCACCCCATAGGGCATCGGTCAGGTTCCACCCTACAGCCATTTGTGTATAAGCTAGGGTTGGGGTATCAATTGCCATTAAAATGCGCTCGCTGAGTGATGGGTGATTTGCTTTTTCTTGTTTACTCGATAACGAATAACATCAGCAATATGATCTTCTGAGTTTGTGTCGATATCATCTATTTTCTTGTCATCTCTCGGGAGAGTTGGAAGCGTTCGTATAGTGTCTACACAATCCTCAAATATAAAATAACCGGGGTCTTCTGTGCCGTGCGACCCCACCAATAGTGACCTCAATGACTGCCAGCCATGTATTCGTGATCCTGGGCTTTTATCGGCCTTAGTCCAAGTGACTGGCTTCATATCATCAGCTATCGACGATCCGTTTTCTGTACTGTAAATAGCGCTATCGGCATTGCCAGGGCTAACCTTTAACTTATTCTCTATAAGCAGCGATTGATCAATGGCCATTACTTCTTTAGCTATGTCTCTTGCAAGCATTTTAAGTCCGACATTGGGTTTGCCTTTTTTGCAACCGTAATACTCTTTGAATTGTATTATTGAGCCCTTTACAAAGTGACGCTCTTTTCCGTCAATTAGTGCAGGTGAGCC